TGCTTTTAACAGAACCAAATACCACAAGTCAAAGAGCCAATGACAGCGTTTGACAATACATCAAACGAACGCCCTGAACTCAGAGAATATCACTCATTCAAAAAAATTATTGATAACCAACATGCAACTGAACTCTACGGTGTCTTTGGACCACGTGCTGAAGAAAAGTTGAGATACGGTGGAAAAGAAATATATGATGAGATTGTATCAAATCCAGGCAAAGAATTTTATCTTTTCAATCATGCTAGAATACAGAGCGTTGTATTTTTAAATGTATGGGATCAAGGCGAATACTTTCATCCTGGCATCAAAAAAATTATGCGGTATGTTCTAGATAAAAATGGTTATGATTATACAGTGATAGATTCTATCATGACTGAAAAGCAGATGTGTTTTTGTAGTTATTTCGTTGCGACAAAGAAAGCATGGATTGAATACATGCAGTTTATTGATGATATCAAAAGCACACTCAGTGCATTACCAGATGAACTTGCAACAATCTATCATGGTAGTGCAAACTATGCGAGAGACTCTTCTTTAGGCATGTTTCCATTTATCATCGAGAGATTACTTTCTACATATCTTAAATTAAATTCTTATAACGTTCATGTGAAGCCTTATAATTATTCGCTATATACTGAGAATACCAACTTTATCAACCATTTTAGTACACTACATAGATTAAAAGAATCCAGTGTTTCGGACGTAGATTCTTTTGATTCATGGCACTATTTAAGGAACGAAACTTTGGTTAAACATCCACAATTACTTCATTTGGATTAGTATGGGAAATCCAGGGCGTGGTATGATTTTCGTTCTCTTATTGTTAGCAAGTGTCGTTTCAACAACACAAGTCTTGACAGTAGAGG